ATGAGGACATTAATGGAAGCTAAAAAAACAGCTATTGATTGGCATCGAGAAGACATCAAAGCTGCACTAGCAAAAAAAGGTTGGTCATTGCGCCAACTCTCTTTAAAGCATGGTTATAGCAACGGTAGCACATTAAAAAACGCGCTAGACCGTCCTTGGCTCAAAGGTGAACGTATCATAGCTGAAGCTATTGGCGTTCCTGCCGAAGTTATTTGGGCATCACGTTATGAGCAACGTAACCATAAAAAATACGCTGATAGATAGTTTTGAGGTTATTTATGAGAAACGGCAACCTAAAAAAACACTACTCAGCCAAGGAACTACTTGATTTAAGTTTATCCTGTTTACCTAATTCGGTGCAAGGAATTATTTATCAAGCTAAGAAGAATGGTTGGGTAACTCAAAAAAGAGTTGGCAAAGGTGGTGGAAAAGAATATGCCTTGGCATCTTTACCGCAAGAAATTCAAACTGAGATTCGCACTAAATTTGCAGTTTCTATCGTTAAAGCCAAACCCAAATCTCTTCCCGCCGATCTCCGTCAGGTGGAATTAAAAACTTTAACGGAAAAACAACGTGAAGTGGCAGGGGCAAGAATGGCGTTAGTTGCCCAAGTGGCACAGCTCGAACAAGCCCAACCTCGTTACAAGGCGATTAAGTTTTTTTGTGAACAAATCAAACATGGTGGCATTTCTTCTGATTTGATGAGATTGGTTGAAACCGCCAATAACAAGAAAGGAAAAAATCGCACTTTATCTGACCGCACTTTGAATCAATGGGTGTTGGATTATGAAAAGGCGGATACCCCTGAAGAACGATTAAAAGCCCTCGCACCAATGCAACGGGTGGCGAAAAAGGCTGAAGAAATTGTGTGGTTACCTGACTTTTTGGCGATATATCGCCAAACCAATGGCATCAATGTGGCAGAAGCCTATCACTATTTTTCGGCTGAATGGGATGCACGTTTTGCAGACGAGCCGTTACGTTTAGAAATGAAACCGAGTATTGACCAAGTTCGCGCTGCATTAGCGAAATTGCCAAAACACATTAAGGAAATTGGTCGTAAGACGGGTTCTGAACTCCGCGCCCTTAACACTTATGTGAAACGCGACTGGAGCGTGTTGCAAGTAAATGATGTGTGGGTGGGTGATGGTCATGCGATGAAATTGAAAGTCGCCCATCCTGAACACGGTCGCCCTTTTATTCCTGAGGTGACATTAATTATGGATACCTCTTGCCGCTTTATTGTGGGTTGGTCGGCTAGTTTGGCGGAAAACGTTCTGGCTGTGGCAGATGCCTTGCGTTATGGCGTGGAACGCTACGGCATACCCGCAATTTATTACTCCGATAACGGTGGGGGTGAGAAAAACTGGATGCTTGATGGTGATATTACGGGGATGTTGCCGCGTTTGGGGATTAATCACCAAACAGGGATTCCGGGCAATCCACAAGGGCGTGGGATTATTGAGCGGGTGCATCAAACGATTTTATACAAAATCGGTCGCCAGTTTGAGACTTACCACGGCACAGGGGCGGATAAAGACACGGTGCGACAAGTGAGCACAGCAGTGATTTCACTGGATAAAGCAAAACGTAAAGGTGCGACACAGCTAACGCCAAAACAACAATGGGCAGTGGGTAAATTGCCAAGCTGGAATCAGTTTTTACAAGCCTGTCAAGAAGGCATTGATGAATACAACAATAAACACGAGCACAGAGAACTAGGGGGAATGACACCTGCACAAAAACGCCGTCAGTTGATGGAAAAAATGAACCCTAATGATTTGGTCTTTGTTACGCCAGTGGAAGCAAGGGATTTATTCCGCCCAAGTACATTACGTGTGGCACAACGTGGTTGGTTACAACTTTTCAATAATTATTACTTTAGCACGAAATTGCTCGATGTTGATGGGCAAAAGGTGCAAGTGATGTTTGATATTCACGATCCAAGCCAAGTGATTGTGAGAAAGCAAGACGGCACTTTTGTGTGTTATGCCGAACTAGATGGCAATAAACGTGATGCGTTCCCAATGCCGTTTGTTGAGAAAACACGCCAAGAGCGTCATGCACGCCGCGCGAAATTGAAACAAGAACAGCTTGATGAGATTAATGCGGAACTTAACCCGATTATTACGATTGAGCATCAGCAAGGTTTTGAATTGTTACGCACAAAACCGAAAGCCAAACAGGAAGCTACCCCAATTTTCTTAACCAAAGCGGATAAAGAAGCGTGGGAACAAAGAAAAAAGTTAGTGAATGAGTAAAGGGCAAAAAAATGAAAGCACAAGAATTAAAAGCGTTTATGGATGCGCACAAGATGAGCCAAAAACAAGTGGCAACCTTGTTTGATGTGTCCATTACAACAGTGAGCCAATATTTAAACGGTAAATACCCGACTGATACCAAGTGGCTCGATGAAAAAGTGGATGAGTTGTTAGCACGCCATAAGGCGAAAGTGGTTGAAGCGAAATACAACAATGCATTTGTCCCCACTCAAACAGCAAAGCGCGGTATGGAAATTATGCACTTTGCCCACGCAGAGGGCGAAATTAATGTGATTTACGGTGCGGCAGGCTTAGGCAAAACACAAATGCTTAAACAATATGCGAAAGAACATAGTTCAGCCATTTTAATTGAGGTTGATCCAAGTTGCACACCGAAAGTGTTACTACGCAAGATTGCAGAAAATGTTGGTTCAACCAGCCGAGGGGTAAACAACGATGTACTTTCAGGAATTGTGGAAAAACTCAACGGTGCAGAACGTTTGTTAATGATTGATGAAGCCGAGTTACTTTCTACCCGTTCTTTGGAATTTATCCGACGCATTCACGATTTAACGAATTGTGGCGTGATTTTAGCGGGTATGCCTCGCTTGTTGGTTAATTTAAAAGGGAAAAATAACGAACTGGCACAGCTTTATAGTCGAGTGGGATTTGCTTGTGACCTTGGTAATGCCCTACCTGATGACGATTTAGCCATGTTAGCGGAAAGTGCACTTAATACAAGTGAGTTTAACGCCCCTTTATTGGAGGCCTGTAAAGGCAACGCACGCCGATTAAGTAAGTTAATGCGAGGTGTTGTGCGTTCGGCAGAGATTAACGAGACCGAAATTAGCGCAGAGATGATTGAACAATACAGCAAAATGTTAATTAGTTAAGGAGATGACCATGTTACAAGCAAGAAAAAACAAACAATTAAACAAAAATAATGCCGTGATGTTGGCTTATTTAGAACAAGTGGAAAAAGCAGTAAGACGCTTAAATGAAATGGGGCTTACGGTGATTAATGTGCACTTTGAGAAGATAAGACCGACGGTGCGTGTGATGAATAATGCGGTAACAGAAAAGCTAGAGAAAGACCAACGGGCTTATGTGTATCACGTGGGGCGTGATGTGGGTCGATACCAAGAAGCGCAATTTACTGTGGAAGGTATCCGTGTGGTTTGGAGAAAATATTTGAACTAGGAGGAGGAATGGCAACGCGTCGGCAAATTTATGCAGTCTATCGTGGCGAAGAGAATTTGGGTGACGGGACTGCGGAAGAATTAGCAAAGAAACTCAATGTGAGCGAAAAAACGATTTACAGCTCGGCAACAGTCGCCCGATGTAAACGTGATAAAGGTAAGCGACTTGTAGTGATTAAGTTAGATAAAGAGGAGCTCTAAATGAAGCAGATGATTGAAGGGAAAGAATACTGGCGTGATGCAAGAGGAAATTTAACCCCTGCTGAGTTGGTAAAAGACATCGACAAAGCACGTGATGTGCTTGTGCGTGAATGGGTGGAAAAAGGTGTGTCCTTAAATAAGGAGATGCGCAATTTTAAAGATGGCATTTTCGGCGATATTCAGGCGTTTATTGAACTTTCGGCTGAAAAATATAATGCAAAAGTGGGCGGTAGTAAAGGCAATATCACACTTTATAGCTACGACGGCAAATACAAAATCCAACGTGCGATTAACGACCATTTGCAATTTGATGAACGTATCCAAGCGGCAAAAGTGTTGATTGATGAGTGCTTAAATGAATGGAGCGAAGGCTCTCGCCCTGAATTAAAAGCGTTAATTGAACGTGCGTTTAATGTGGATAAAGAGGGAAACCTCAACACTTCACGGATTTTGGGATTACGTCGTGTTGATATTCAGGATGAACGCTGGCAAAACGCAATGCAGGCGATTAGCGAAAGCGTGCAAGTGGTGAGTAGTAAGGCTTATGTTCGACTTTATGAACGTGTGGGCGAAACCGATCAGTATGTGCCGATTGCGTTAGATGTAGCGGGGGCGTAGATGAGTGAGTCTGGCATCGTTGTAATTTGTCTTTTTGCACTATATGCGTGGGTAGCATATTTGATGTTTAAGAATTTATAAAACTTATTTAAATGCCCTTTAAATCTCCCCTAGCCCCTCTTTACGAAAGAGGGGGATGAGATGAGGGGCATTCATAATAGGTTTTAACAACAAAGGAGCAACAATGAAAAAATTGGAAAATTACCGAGATTTTAGCCAACACGCTGCGGAAATGGAACGTGTTGGTGCATGGGAACAAGCAGAAAGTGCTTGGGAAAAAGCGGCAACGGTGGCTCGTTGTCAAGAAAATCAAGAATGGGCGGAAAATCGTCGTTTATTTTGTGCACATTATGTGCGTTATCCCGCGAGAAGACCGGAGGTCAATCATGGCTAA